AATGAGTTTGGATCAATACCGTTACGCATCAATCTTTCTGCAGTCATGGCTACATTAAAATCAACTAAATCTTTTTTAGGTAGGGTTCGCATGACTCCGGTTTGATCCTTCATCATAGTTTTCAATACCCATTGTAGAACTGCCTTCATTAATAATAATTCCTTTTACGTTGCTCGACCTTCTCGTCGATATAATCCTCAGGGTGTCCGATCAGACCGCCCTGTCTGAATCGCATGATCGCCTGTGTCGTGCTATCGACCAGATCGTCATGATCCCCGTACGGAAACGCAGCGCACTCCTCGATGACGTCGTCTGCGAATTTCTGCTCAGGTGCCCATATCATACCAGATTCGAACAGAGGTGCAACCGCATTTACACGTGCGTGCTTGTCATTTCCCTTTGACGGATTGAAGTTGACAACCGGTATATCCATCTGTCTCAGCTCGTATGTCAATGGCAATCCCGATGCTTTCGCCTCGACGATGACCGTCTCAGGTTTCCAATACTCGTACTGCTCCAGTGCCATACGTCTTAGTTCAGGAAACTCGTACCTGCCCTTGATGGCATCTAATAATATGAGATTGGCACCACTATCCTCGTTCGGATAGAATATACCCCATGTCGTTATCGCACTGTAATCAGCTGTCTCCTTTTTAAGAAATGCCGTGTCATAAGATTGTATCACGTGTTGTAGCTGTGGTATGTCCTCATCGGTATATCTCATCCACCACTCACGTTTCAGTATCGCTCCCTCCTCTGCCGTCGGATTCTGCATCCACTGCGCGTTCCACTTGCCCGTGGGCAGTGTCGCCTGGACCTTTTCCAGTTCGTCCAGGTTCCAATACTCGGGCCACACAGGTTTTGCGTCCTTTGATCCGTGGTCCATGATCGCCGGAAACTCGACCACGTGCCATTGATCGGCCTTTGGCTCTTTCTGATTCTGTATCAGTTTTCCTGTGAGATCCTTATTACTCCATCTCGTCATGACGAGAACTATCTTGCCTCCCGGCTGAAGACGCTGTCTTGGACCTGACGTGTACCACTCGTAGGCTGACTCTAATGCCGTGGGTGATAGCGCGTCCTGCTCGGAATGTGGGTCATCGATAATTAATAGATCCGCACCACGTCCCGTGATCGCTCCACCGACACCGGCCGCGAAGTATTCGCCACCCTGTGCCGTCTCCCAACGTCCTGCCGCCTTTGAGTCCTCCTGTAATCTTGTCTTGAAGATCTTTGTGTAATCCTCCGAGTCGATGAGGTTCTTGGCCTTTCGACCAAACCTTACGGCTAATTCACCAGTGTGCGTTGCCTGTATGATCTTTAGCTTTGGATCACGGCCCACCATCCAAGCCGGAAGTAAGTACGAGGCAAACTCCGACTTAGTGTGTCTTGGGGGCATGTTAACTATCAGACGTGTTATCTCGCCCGATGCTAATTTATTAAATTTTTCTGCGATGTGTCTGTGGTGGGACCCCTCTATAAAATCGGGCCACATGCATTTTACAAAAGATAAAAAATCTTCTTTGGCTTTGTTCTGTATCTTTTTCTCAGCGTGCATAACCTGCAATTGTTTAAATTTTCTACGAACGTCTGCAGGTAGTTTACTTATGTCTATATTTTCTAAATTCATTTAAAATTTTTTAAAAAATTTTTTGCACTACGTTTAAAGTGTTCAATATGTTTTTACCAGCTATAACTGTCTAAATCAAGCTATACAACCTGTAGTAGTGGGACCCCTTTTTGCAAAAAGGGGGGATAGGGTCAAAACTTATTTGGATTTTTGGATTTGGTTCGGGACCCCTGGCGCAATCTCTTCTGGGTATATAACCTCATGCGCCAGGGGTAGAGAGTTAGTCTAGTAAGACCATGTAAGCCTTGGCATTGTTTTTCATAAACCAGTCAAGGCGCTTTCTCATGTGCTGCCAGTGTTTACTTGCACCAGTGCCAAGAGTCTTGTCCTCAACTGTTGCCATTAATTCATGCATAAATATTTCGTCATGAATTCTAGCCTCTGTTGGTGTTAACATAACAGACTCACCATTAAATCTGTTAAGTCTTTTTTCTGTTCTTTCTGTTTTTGTTTTTGTAGTCATATCTTGGATAATATAGGATAAGTCAAGCATTGTCAATAGATGTAATAGTTGTTCTGGTTTGTTTGCCCCAATATGGAGTATCAACTGTTTCTTTCTTTACCTCGATCGGTGTTTCGAGAGCCTCGGTTCTTGGGTGTAGTCTGATAAACTCGTTCCAATGTGCATAAAGAAAATCAGTATAACAACCTTGACTACAAAAATGTGAGAAGTAATTGTTCGCGTTCCATGTTGTTTGTTTTATCTTTCTGGTCCTCAAAACCTTTGAGCCTTTGACACCTCTTATTCTATCCTGTGTTTTATGTTCATGGCATTTCGGACCATGACACCAATTATAGTCACTCATTTCTGCCCTCCATGTGTGGAAACATAAAAAACCATTTGCAAGTAAAAAAACCTGCAATGATTAATCCCAAAGTCATATCCCAATGGATTGCAATAATGCAACCCAAAAAGATCACTGCAAAATGCAGTGCAAAATAAAATGCTTTCAGCATTAGTGCCTCACTTTCCAACTGCCACTTGCAGTGCGATATCCATGTGCGTCTAAATCATAATAGACATAATACGCAGTCCCATTTTTGGCAACACCAAATCTGCTTTTGTCATCGTGCTTTCCTTGTCTAGTAATATGTTTCTTATGCTTACTAGCCCAATAAGTTATGTAAAATGTTTTAGTCATATTTCTCTCTTTCTGTTATGGGACTATCCTATATTATAGAATAGTCCCTGTCAACTGTTAATTTACAGTTTGTTGCATTTGTTTTCTTGCAATAGCGATCTTTTGATCTCTAGTTAAGACCTCTTTATCTTCCAAAAGACTAGCCAGATTTTCTGGACTATAAATTGATAAAGCCAAACTAGAACTCTCGTTCATCATTGTCTCATTTAAAACAACACCAATTTTATCTGCAAGTGCTTTTGCTTGGTCAAATGTTCTATAAGATTTTAAACCTAATCTTAAAGTTTTCATTTTGCCCTCAACATAAGAATACATCTGTTCATGTTCTCTGATTACATTGTCAGCACTTTGATTGTACATTTTAAAAAATTCTAAAGTTGCCTCATCAACTCTGAATTGTCTTGAATGACAATAACTAGAACCAATAGTCCAAAGCTGAAAATCATTTTCCCATTTTGATTTAGGTGTAGTTATGGACTTGTCATCATTAGAAGATGTTTGAAATCCTAAAAATTTATTACATGCACTCTCATCATTGTAATATTTTGGATTTCTTTTTGAGTAATCATCATTGATTGATAAATGAAAGTCTGGGTTTAATCCCTTTGCTTTCAATTCATCTCGATAATATGCTCTCGCAAAGTTTTTGCCCATATCAAATCTAACGTGGACTTCATCATTTGCGTCATACTCCCTACCCTCATCATCAACTTTTTTAATTGGATTATGAACATAAAAGCAATTATCCTCATACAACTCGCCACCTGCTCTATTGTATTTTTTGATCATTGATCTGATTGTATCAACATCTTCCTGTGGTTGATGAAACCTTACAACTTTATCCATTTGTTCTTTTGCTTTCTCTCGAATAAGGTCATATTGTTCTTTTGCCTGTATCAATTTATCTTTTACCTTATCTTCGTAAAAAGATTGAAATTGATCTGCAATCACTTTACGTTTTTCTGCGTTAAGTGTTATCTTCTTTGTAGTCATTTTACCTCTTTCTGTATTTGTTTGCATAAATGTTTTTTATCACTTGACAATAGGATTGTCAAGTATTATATTGGATTAATCAGATTTTAGAAGAATTAGCTATACACCCTAATCTCTGATTGGGACAACTTCTGGTTGTGGTTTGGGATTATCTCTCCCACGTTTCTACAACCAGAACTGATCCCTGGTCACTGGCCGATATAGGTTTTAAACTATACCCGCAAGGGTTGAGAAGGTTTTTAGCTATGTCAGTGACCTGGGATCAGGGTTAAAGATTGAGTAAGCCTTAGAAGGTAGACAAGTATGCTAGCGACCTTGAAACCCGCAAACTTCGGTTTGTGGGCCCTGGTCAAATAAAGGGAGATCGTTTGTCCCCGGTGATGGATGTAACCAAAGCGGCGACCAGCAGGAAGCGCGTAAGACCTGCATACCTGGAAGGTTAATAATAAAACTAGCAACAGCCACAAGCTTCAAGCAACAAGCCACAAGCTTGACAGCTGGTCAAGGATATTGTAGGATGGATTTATAAAGGAGAATGATATGTCAAACGTTTACGATCACAGTATTAAAAAAAATATGCTGTCTACAGTCTATGGCAGCAAAAAAGATATTAAAGAAGATTTAATGAAAAATAGATTGG